TTGTTAGTTCGTCATAAGAATCAAAGTTTGGTGTATCATCACGAGCCTTTTCTTCCTCTACATAGCGGTAGCCGGTTTTAATCCAACCATGTCCGCAGATAAGAAAGTCTTTAACGGCACGACGAAATTGTTCTTGGCAACCATAATGTTGCCACCAATAGTTGATGATAGCTTCCGTAACAATTGCCTTGTTTGCATCCTCTGGTCGTTTTGCATTAACAGTAATTTTTGGGTGGTTAATAGATACGGCAGGCGAAATAACGTTAATGGTTGCAAACGCAATGTTAATTAACAGTTGGTCTTCTTTGATGTCGGTGCGATGATGTTTGCCACGATACAAATCAATTAGACGACTCCAAAGGTCGTCGTAGCGTTCTTCTGTTCTCCAACGGCGAGACTGTTCTATCTTCTCTCGATACTTCTTCAACAGCTCAGTATTAGTTATCCGTGCCATTAGTTTTCCTCTCGCCCTTTGTGCCAACCAAGATGGCTGTCAATTTTTTCTCCAACTTTGTCTACCTTACGACCGATTTGACGTAAAAGAATTCTTGCTTCGGCATGCTGTTCTGAGTTTTCTTTTCGCAGTCTGTTGGCTACCACAACAAGTGGGCCCGTAATCAAAGCAACAACGATTGGAACCCAAACTTCAACCACAGCACTAAACCCAACGACTTCCAACAGGTTCAGCGTTAATGCCGTTTATCTTGGCATCCGCAACCTGCTTATCTTGACGCTCCTTAATGGTTGGGCCATGAAAGTCTTCCTTACCGTAAGTAAAACCCAAATTCACCGTGCCTATATGGCATTTAAAACAAATAGCACCCCGCCTTGGCAATTCTGGTGCATAAAACTCGGTCGAACAGTTATCACAAGTTATAGAAATCATCAATACAATCCTAAATCGTTACTTTTCTAACATTTTCCGCACCAATCGGCTGTCTGCCTGGCTTTGGTGCTTTAAGTATATGTTGACCCCACCAATCAAACGTATTCTTTTTGGGGGCTACAGTAATCCGATACTCTGGCAACCAAACATACTTCAACATTTGATTAGAAATAGCCAAAGACATAACTCTGTCGTCGTGGGGTGAGCCGTGCATCTTGCCGTTCTGTTCACGAATAAAAGTACGTAACTCACTAACCGTTGCCTTACACGCAATATACAAAGCACCATCTCGCATGTTGCCGTTTAACTCATCAATGGCCAAAGGCTTAGAAACCGATGTAGTACGCCAACCCAAAGTTTCACTAATCGTAGGGTTGCGTTGACCTAACCGTCTTTGACGAAACAAGTTCTTGTATCCCACGCGTTGCAACCCTTTCAGGGTTGTCAATCCGTGGTTGTTTGACTCAACACCGATAAGACAATGGTTGTACCACCAACCCAAAGCAAACAACACTTCTTCGCCAAATATGTCTGCGTCCACATGACCATGCCAATGTGCTACAACCAGCCCTGTTTCAACATTGATTACGTGCGCAGAACTGTAGTCGCCATGCCCAAGACCTTCGGCAACGTCAGCACCAATAACATAAACCTGTCCACGCTCGGGGAACTCCCACACAGATAGTTCGCCACCATCTTCTCGGAACTCGTAAACACCACGACCCATTCCTTTATGCAAATAGCCACGCCTAGGTTCTTCGCTTTCGTACGCGCGTAAGGCTTCCAAATCAAACACAGGACGACCAGAACGGATAAACGCTTCATCAGGGTCGGACGGATACTCTTGTGCTAACTGCCAGTCAGGTAAATCACGTTTCTTGGATTCGTACCATACTTCGTCACGGTCGCCAGCCGACCAAGGAAAGAAGATGCCAGTAAACCTGTTTGTGTTGGTTTGCGAACCAACCCACAACTCGTGAAAGATATTGCCTTCACCGTTGGCTGTAGACAAACAGATGACGCGACCACCAACGTCAGCAATAGGTTCGATACTTGCCCACGCTTCGCTGGGGTTCGGCAAGAACGCCATCTCGTCAATGATTACCAAATACACCGACTCACCACGAGCAGGGTCATTGCCTGATGGCAACGACTCAACAGCAGACTCGTTAGCGAAAACAATCTTTAACTGGTTATCGGACAGAAGTTCTGGACCGTGAGCCTTCATCCAATGGGGCAACATCTTGTAGCCGTACTTAGATTTCTGCAACAGCTTTGCTGCTTCGCGCTCTGTGCGCGAAAGCATAACAATAAATCTGTCAGGCCAAAAGAAAGCCAACCAAAACGAATACGCAGACGCAAGGGTGGAAAACCCAATCTGTCGTGCTTTCAGAACAATTGAGTATCTGGTTGATAGCCAGGTTTCTATTGTTTCTCGTTGCGCTTCACGCAACTCAAACTTGATACGACCCCGCTCAGGGTGTCGTATCATCCAATAGTTGGAGCAAAAATGTTCAAACGCCGCAACCTGTTCTTCAATGGTTGCTGTGTCGGAACCTTTACATTTTCTCCATTCCTTCTCGTTGAGAAGGTCTGTGAGTTCCATTACTTCCTTTTACGAACAGCTTTCCTACCAAAGGCTGGGTCGCCTGTGTTCACCCATCGAAGGATTGGTGGAATCAAAGCAGCAACCGCTGCTTTGCCCAAATCTTCTGGCGCATAGTTACCTGTAGCGGCAACAGCCACGACAGCACCGACAACGCTACGCAAATATGACTGTAGTGCTGCTTTTTGTTGTTTACTAATTTTCATTGTTATCTCCTAACGGTTCTTCTGGGGCTGGTGGGGCTACGAACACATCGTTTACAGCGTCATAAGTGTAACCGATACCAGCGTAGATGCCACGAATGTTGCCGTTGTATGAAGTGCGTTTGCAGGTCAGCCCTGAGTGCCACGGTTGGTTCTCATAGAACTGTTCCCACGCTTCTGTTGAACCGCCGACTATTGTGCCATCTAAATCTGTTTGCGTAACTGTTTCATCAACGCCCGTGATTACTTTCACCACGATGTTGTTGCTATCTATGAATGCGTAATGTGCCATTATGCCCAACTCACATTCCCTGAACCAGCAGTAATAGTTGCCCGCTTGTACCCACCCGATGCAGCCGATTCTGTGCCTGTGAGTCCTGCGCCAAAAGTAATAGTGCGTGTATCTGCGTAGCGCAAAATTACGATACCAGACCCACCAGCACCACTCAAGTTAGCCGCATTAGTGCTGCCCGCACTACCACCACCGCCACCTGTGTTTGCTGTGCCTGCTGTGCCAGCACCCGAACCCGAACCAGCACCACCGCCACCTACGCCACCAGAAGCACCAGCGCCAACACGACAACCACCGCCACCGCCACCAGCGTAAGTCACAGAAGAACCTGTTATATCAGTAGCCCTCCCTGCGCCACCTGCACCACCAGTGTTTGAAGCACCAGCCGTACCCGCAGCACTAGCACCACCGCCACCGCCACCTGGGAACTGACCTGCATTTTCACCACTAGCACCATTAAACCCTTGACCGCTAGTTCCTGAACCAGCCGTTCCTGATTGTGCCGTGCCACCACCTGAGCCACCATTTTTGCCAGTTCCAGCGTGATTGCCACCACCGCCACCCGTAGCAGAAATTGTTGTTATTCCTGTTCCAGAAATTGACGATGCAGAACCATTTCCACCGTTCCCTGGATAACCAACATTAGTTCCGCCACCACCGACTTCAACAGAATAAGTAAAAGTAGTTACAACATTTAGTGCAGTTTCTAGCGAACCACTACCACCTGTTCCTGTGACCGTGCAACGCATACCGCCTGCGCCACCACCGCCACCGCCAGCGCCACCGCCACCTCCGCCAGCGACAACAAGATAATCAAGAGTCATATATTCTGCTATAGGATTTGCAAACACGACTGTCGGTGTGTTGCTAGCCGAAACATAACCCATCAACCTTGCAGCCATAACTAAACCCCACTCTCAATATCAGGACTTACAGGCGCAACAAAATCTTGTGTCGCTTCATCGTATGTGTAGCCGATACCAGCATAAGTTTTGCCTGCCGTATCAAAAAAAGTTTCAACCCAACGACCCGTGTAGCGCTGTGGGTTCGCTTCCAAAAACTCTCGTTGCACTACAGCAACCTTCGTAACAACATTGTTGTCATCTATTTGTGCAAAAAATTGGCGTTCCATAGTTAGACCTTGAACCTGACTAATACCGCACCTGCAGCACCGTTGCCACCATCAGACCCGCCTGCAGTGCCACCACCGCCCGCACCATAATTTGACCCGTTATTACCTGTGCCTGATGATTTCCCTGCAACACCGCCGTTACCTGCCGCACCGCCTGTACTTGTGCCACCGCCACCACCGCCTGCGCCTGCGTAATAAGTTGAACCAGTAAAATTACTTATATCACGACCATTACCACCAGTACCGCCAGTATTAGTAGAAGCGTTACCGCCAGCACCATCAGCACCACCGCCACCACCTTTACCGTTGTCTCCAGAGTTATTTCCACCGTTAAAACCAGTAAGACTTAAAACATTTGACCCATTAGAACCACCGCCACCGCCAGCAGCATCGCCACCAGTGTTTCCACCACGCCCACCGCCGCCTGCTGCCAAAATAGTTCCTAAAGAAGTAGTTGCCCCTGCTGTTCCTACTCCGTGACCAGTTCCACCAGTGCCACCTGCACCAACATCAATAGAATAAGTTGCTGCTGCAAGATAAATAGTTAAAATGTTTGTTTGAGAAATTACTCCACCGCCACCGCCACCACTACTAGAAACACCTGCTGAACCGCCTTGCGCTCCACCGCCACCGCCAATCAAAACGACATCAAACAGTCCTGCTGTAGAAACAACAAGATTGCTGTCACTAGTGAATGTCAGCAGCGTATAGTTCTCGGATGAAACAGTAATGGAACTTGAAGTGCCACCAGTTGCTACACCGTAACCAGTAGTCGCAGGAATAGTCGAAGTTGAGCCTGCGCTCACATAGCCAAGTTCACGCCTGTTCGGCATAGTTAAACCGTAATCTGATTAACGAAACCGTGAATACAAATAACATTCGTAGTCGCAGCAAACGCCTTCACCGTCAAAGCAGTAGCGTTACCTTTCAACAACAACCCTGGAATTACAGTCACAAGACCTGCTTCGGGTTGCACCGTGAGTTCAATGTTGCCATCAGGTGCAGTAGCCTCGCCCCACT